TCCACACCAATAGTCTAGATACAGCTATTTTATCAAAGGGAGGAGTAGCATGTAATCCATTTATAGATATAGCAGTAGGAGAAGCTACATAAGTCATTTTAGCTAACATACGAAAGCCTGAAGTAGGTATATCCTCAACTGGAACCGCTAACTCAATATTAGCTACATTGCTCCCTTTAACAGAGGACACCTTCATACCTAACTCATTAAGTATTTCTTTACTCTTTATTGGTTTTCGTTTCATTTCCACCAATTTCTAAAATAGCGTTTATTACACCCTCCAGTTCAGGATTACGAAAAGCATGAAACATAAAATCTCTAGGATTTTGGTAGAGATAAGGATTCGATTTAATATGGCGCTTAATAGCTTTTTCCGTCAAAAATACGTTTTGGTGTTTAACCCTCTTAGCTACACCAATCTTTACCCATCCACGTTTTTCTAATTCTTCTTCTAATTCAAAATCAGAAAAAGAAGAAGGATTAATATCCTCGTCTTTTACAACTTCAGACTCTGTTAAACAGTATTCACCGTCTTCAGTACACCATTTAAAATATTCACAGCAGTCCAAGTCTAATCCAAAAATCTCCTCATCTTCTTCAATGGAATAGTATTTTGGATTAGCCGTGATTTTATGGTACTGACTACCTAATTCCTTAGCTAGCTCTTTAAGGAATTCATACGTAGATTGCTTAATGTTCACATACATAGTCAATCCCTCAAATTACTCAAGCGTTCGTTTATTATCTGCGAAACAGACGTCCATACTTCCTTAACTACAGACTCAGCAGTGTCTTTAAATTTCAATGGTATCTCATTTGGGTCTATTGTAAAATCAGGAACTACCTTGCCTTCTTTAATAATAAAACATCCTTCCACTATATTTTTAGATAAACCCATACGTTGAGAAATCTTCAATTTAGCTAATTCCAACCCCTCTAACATTATTCGTTCTTTGTTATAAAGAAAAATTATTGGTTCTGTTTGCGACATTGTTTACGAAGCTCCTTAACCTTCTTTATTCGCTGTCTTGCTATCCTACGCCCTTTAGGAGTTCCTTTACAAGTGCCACCCTTAGACGCGTACGCACGTAACGCACCTTCTAAAGTACCACACTCCTCTTCACTTTCCAATCGTTTTATCCAGTATGCAAAACAAACTACTTGGTCTTTACGGTTTTGCAAATTCAAATTCAATTCTTTTCTACATACTGATCTAACCACATATCCAAACTGAAGCATTCCCTTAGACCGTGCCTTACCATTTTTAAAATCACCTTCTTCTTTACAATTAAACCCTGATTCCCTAAAAGCTACATAAATAGCTAATACAGGATCAGCGCTGTACACACCCGTTCCTTCTACAATGTCATTACGTAACTCAACCCTATCACCTTCATTTTTATACAACTTATGATTTGGCTTATCACTCATAAGTTCTTTAATAATATCGGTCAAACAATCCGTACTCCCATAAATGGGGAATACTAAAATCAAAATAAATACTATATATTGCATAACTCAAACCTATAATTACTCCCAACATTAAAAATTAAACATAACCCTATTTCGTTTTATTTCTTCTAACAACAAAACCGCGTGTCCAGTAGCATCCGCAATATGCTCACGTTTGGTTTTACCATATTTTGCTATTTCTTCTTTAAAGGACGATACCTCCTTACATAACGCGTTTTCTACATCCAGTTTACCAGTATTTCCTGCTTTACAAAAACGCTTTTTTAAATCTATAGGCATAAAAGGTGCTATATAAATCTTATTACAAAATGCCCAAAAAATAACACCACCATAAACTACAGCAGCCTTCCAAGCATTCCCAGCTCTAGCGCCTGAAACACTATAAGACTCTGCTGAAATTGCGGACAAACTAAAAGGGCTAGCAAACTCAACCATTTGATCGTATATCTCCCTGTACCTTCTTTGGTCATCTACGTTAGCCCTTAAATTTGTACGTAATTTTTTATCCTCTTTTTTCGTGCCTATAAATTTAGAACCTAATAATACAAAATTATCGTTAAACAACCCTACAACGGACAAGCCCACAGTAGCAAAACCAGGGTCTACGCCTAATACCACTAAATCTTCACAAATGGGTACACGCTTAATCATTTATAGTTTTAATAGTCGCGTTTATGCGTTCAAGTTGACTATTCGCTGTTCGTGCACTTGTTTCTAACGCATCCATTATACCTTCTAGTATAGAAGTAGCAGTTAGCTTTCCCCAATCCCAGTCATTTACACTAATTATATTACCGTTCCCCTTATCAGCCTCCAAAACACAATGATCAACTATTCTATTGGGCAGTATCCTGTCTATTTCAATATGTAATGCTTCCCCCGCACATCCTGTATGTACATTAGCTAAATACAGCATACGCGCTTCGTTTACAGCAATTTCTAATTCCTTTCTAGGTATTTTTAACCTTCCTAGCACTTATATTCTTAGCGATCTTTCGCTTATCAACCTTTTCAATACATTTTGCCCGCATAAATTTTATATTGTGCGTAGTAAGAATAGTTTTCTGCATCCATTCTTTAGGAAGTAATGTTTTTAACATTTCGTTCACAGAATTATGAGTCATATCTTCAGGAACACTAATAATTATCTTATTTTCTAAACTACCCCGTATTTCAACCCCTTCTTTAGGAAATGGGTTTTCTAATTGGGATTCGTTTTCTAACTGCTCTAACTGGTAATACTTTATCGAACTTTTCTTCATTGTACTTTTGCTGCTCATTATTTGATCCTTCCTTTATGTTACTTACCCCATTTTGCTTTTCAATACAAATCTTTGATTCAAACATACTTTGGAATTCACTATCGTGTTCTATCACAAATACAGAGCTTTTTTCATTTGCCAACAATTTAAGCATTTCCATAACCGCTTCTTTGCCACCACGGTCTAAATGTTTAAATACTTCGTCAAGAATGATAATACTATAATTGTGCTTTGCGCGTCTAGCTATCAATGAAGACATTCCAAAATCAATAGCTAACGAAATACGTTGTTTTTCTCCACCACTCCAACTTTTATAATTTCTAGTAGTTATAGTCCCATCCGTATTCCATCGACATACTTTAATATCTGGGCTATTCACTACTTTATTTGACCTATTGGTTTTATATGATCCAAATTCAACCCAAATAGTACCACCCGTTAATATATTAACCCAATAATTTATAGAGTCATTCAATTCTTTTAGTTTAGAATCCAATATATAGGACTTTAACCCCTTAGCCCCAAAAGCAGTATTCCAAAAACTATAATAAGCTTTCAACTGCGCAATACTCGCTATCTGACTATTCAAATTTATTAATTCAGCTTCTTGACTATCTATTTGCTCTAACGCTATACGCTGTTGCTCTAACCAAGGATTTACTTCATTCTTTTTATTCTGAATAAGCGCCCTTAATTTAACCATTTCATTTTCTAAACTAGCCTTTTGCTTAATCTGATTTTGTAGGCTAAACAATATCTTTTGGTTCTGTTCAATTTGTTCTCTAATTAGACTATTACGCTTTACAACCTCAGCTTCTTTTAACGCATAATTACTCCGTTCCTCTTCTATACTAATATCAAGAATATTTAAGTCGTTTCTATAAGTATTAATACTTCTTTCAAAATCTACTTTATGTACTTTTAATTCTTCCAACTCAATTGTTAAATGATCAATAGAGACCACTTGCTTACATTTATCACAAATCAGTTCTCCTCTATTTATCCTAGTTAAAAGGTTAACCCTAGTATTTTCGTTAACCTCGTATTTACCAGAAACAATGCCTAAAGAACTTCCTATTGCCTGACGCTGATACATTAAGTTATGAAAACTATCATCTTGAGATAGCCCCTCTACTACCTGCGCCTTCAATTCCACTATCTTATTTTGTAAGATACCACTGTCTTGTAACGTTCCTATATTACGAAACTCCACAACCTTAGAGTCTAGCATAGCTACTAGTTCAAGCACCCCTGAATCATTATGACGTTTCCACTGACCTACCTCAAATTCCCAATCTTTTATTTTTAAATTCTGCAACGTCTGTTGCACAACCTCTAATTTACCCAATGCTCCTTCATTTTTATTATCTAGTTCTTTTACCTTAGCTTTTACTTTATTCAATAAATCGTCTATACCACCAAGTTGTAATAACTTAGTTAATATGTCCATTCTCTTCTTGTCCGTACTATCCGCGTAATGAACTAAATCAGTCTGGGCAAACAGCACCGTTGAATGAAATATTTCACGATCAATACCTAAAATTTGATATATAAGCTTTTGTGTCTCTTTTATGTCTAACGCCGTTAAATCCTTCTCGTCCAAACTAATACTTAATTGGGTTGACTTACCACGCGGTTTTGTTCTAGTTATAGATAATTGTTTTTTATCATCCGTTTCTATATTAACAACTACACTACAAGATTCACAACTATCATTTATAATACTATCTACGTGGTCCCCCCTAGGAATCTCACCGTTTATACACCAATCCAAACTATCAGGAATCTGGGATTTACCAGAACCATTTGAATCCATTTTAAATTCGTCTAAATTATTACCTTCTATAAATACCAAACCCCGGTTATCTAATTTCAGGGTATGATCTCCACGGTAAGAGCCATAGTTGTTAAGTGTTATACTTACTATTTGCATGATACACCAACCAACTGACTATACACGTCCAATAATACCTTATGGTCTAGATTACCACCAAACTCAGCTACATAAGCTTTTACGTAGTCCTCAAACCCCACATTATCCCCTACCGATAACCTCTGTTCATACTCAGACACTTGAGGTTCTACCACACAACTAACCCCATCAGGAACATCTAAGCTTTTTCTAAACACCTCTAAATCAGACCCTATAGGAGCTTTTACACGGATTACGTCACCAGCTTTCACATCCGTTATTTTCGTCCCTTTTGGGAGTTCACCTAGATTAAAATACTTTGGTCCCCAATTAGTGGTTAGGTATTCAAAGTCCCCCGTATTGTAATCATACCTACAATACCCTTTATCTTGTCCTGCTTCACTAGCGTTAACCTGATACGGGGAACCTACATAATGAATACCAACACCCTTACTCTGCCTTTTATGGTAATGTCCTGAAATAACTAGCTGTGTACCCGTAGCTAAGAAAGTAGGGTCTATACCATCGTTATCTACTAGCCCATTATTTATCTCAAAAGTCTGAATTCCTTGGTGCATAAATATAGGTTTGTTCCTATTAACATTTTCATTTTTTAGAAATGAAGTTATCTCCTCTTTATTCTTCCTATAGGGCAACCATGTGCCATAACCACCTGTTACAGGATTTGTAAACACTGACACATTACCTAATTCGGCAAAAGGCTGTAAAGCATTGTCCCCTTTTTCATTTATCTGATCATGGTTACCCGGAAGTAACCACACTACTACCCCACAATTACTTAAGGTCTTAAACCATTCAAAAACTCTGTTCTGGATGCCTACATCCACTTTATAGCGTACATGATAAAAATCACCTAAACAAGCCAATGTTTTATCAGGTTCCCCAACAACAGCTTCATGTAAACCGGGTAGTACTTCATTAAAAACAGTATCTGCTGTTTTCTCGTTTAGATGTAAATCGGAAAAAATAATCATTACTCTTCGCCAATGTCCATATATCCAATAACTCCACCCATCGGGGCAACAGGGAGTCCAATGATACGCAACACTTCAGCCTTATATGGTTCTTCGAAATCAAGACTTGTTAATTTGTATATATTGATTCCCCATCCAACAGTAAGACCGATAATAAAACCCCATACAATAATCACTCCTACAAACGCACTTTTCAACATTTTTAACTCCCTTTTTATTTGTAAAATACATTACTTCTCAAAATGCCCTGGGACAAACGACCCTTCAGTAGTCGTTACCCCCATCTTTAATTCTTCTTTCCCTAAATTAGCAGCAGTTATTACCCTCTCCCAACTGCCACCACATTTAGGACACTTCATTTTCTTAACATTCCAGTCATTCATACTAAGGATCAAATCTTCCGTATGTTCGCACTTTGTACAACTAAATTGATAAATTGGCATTATTACCCCAATGTATTGTACACAGAAACTAACCTATCAAACAAAGTTTTGTCTTCTGCACATTGCTTAACCAAACCGTTCCAACCCTGAAACTTTATAACTTCCCCATCTAAATTAATAGCACTCCACGTCCCTTTGGCAACTATTATTTTGGCTTCTTTTAATTCTTCGTACAACGTCCATACATTATCAATGCCCACCCCAGAAATCAATGCAACCTCAGTTTTACCAAAAGGATTACCTAACCGATTCTTTTCTAAAGAAGCCCCTACCCTACGACCTACTATTACATCTCCACGTTTTACCCACCCCATAGGGAATAGCTTTAACCTAATACTAGCTAAATGCCTTACCGCAGCACCTCCATAGGTTTCTTTCTTAGTCCCCCCACCAAACCCACCTTTACCAAAGGACTCGTATTCATGATTGGCTATAACTACTGCTACCTGTGTATTACCCAATTTAGTAGGTATTTTCCTAGCAGCTGAACGCATAGCCTTAGCCGCACCAGCAGGTTGAATATGCTCAGATTGATCCTTTGATAATTCATCTTTTGTAGCAGTACCGCCTAACGCGTCCCAACCAATTACAACTGGAACATCGGGGGCGTTCTTATGCCACCATTCAATTGTTTCGTATAACCGGTCCATTACATTTTCAATATGTAATTCATTTTTAGCGAACTCCACTAACTGTAGCTCTTTAGTATTTACCCCAATACTTTCTGTGTATCTTATATCCCTAGCAGCCTCTACATCAAATAAAACACCAACACCACCCATTTTCTGAACTGACGCAAATAGATGATCCATTAAAGTAGATTTACCTATATGATATTGTCCATATATTTCAGTAACGCGTCCCGTAGGTATACCTGATCCATTTAATAAATTGTCCAATCCCAAACTTTGAGTAGATATATGTTGTTTTACATTCGCTAAACAGTCATCATCAGTTAACGTAAGTACTTCAACTACCCCCTTTTTTTTAATAGACTCTTGGTACTCATTAATAAGATCTTTTTTAATCTTAGGACTGGCCTTTACCCTATTCTTAGGCCTACTTACTGGATGATGTTTAACCATTCAAATATACCTACTTCCCAGAAATAGCCTGTTGTAATTGTACTAATGATTGAGTTGGTGGCTCAGTTTTAGGTTGTGGCATTGGTTGCCTTACCATAGGAGGAGCCACTTGTGTAGGGAGCGGTTGAGGCTTAACAGGAGGCTGCATAGGTTGAGCTTGAGGCTGAACCTGTAGTTCCTGACTTGGTTGAGGCGCGTAATTACCTGCATTAGGAGCACTATTAACAGGTGGCGGATTCATCGGAGGCGGATTAGGATTAGGAGCATACCCAGGCTGTACCATATTTGGCATAGGCTGTTGCATCATAGGCTGTTGCGGCTGCATTTGATATGGGTTACCTGCTTGAGGTAACAATAGACCCATATCCTGAACAGCTGCCATCATTTCTTCATCAGTAGGCATTTTATTAATTGCGTCCAAATCAATAAGATTTTGTAGCAACGGCCAAAGCACTTGAGGCAACGGTGAAGGATCTTCATCCGTACAAGCGTATTCAATATCCACTCTATTAGGACCTACTTTAGTTTTTTTAATTCGTAATGGCCTACCATTCATAGGATCAAAAATGCTAATGGATTTATCTTCAATCAAGTTACCAATCGCTGCATGCAACCTAGACCCCGCACGCAATACATAAGGCTTAGCCAAACCACCTTCAAAATGGACACCCATATTATCCAATAAGGCTACTTGATACAAATTATTGGTACTTACCCTACCAAATTCCCTAGCCTTTTTCTGCTGATTTTCGTCAGGACTCTCAAGACCTTGAATTCTGGCTTTACAGGTCAAACACCTATCTGGTCCGGGACATGTAATACTAGCACCCTGAGGCTTAGCAGTAGATTTCCAAAAATGACTTTTAGCTGTAGCAAAAATGTGTTTACCTTGTGCCCAAGGAGGCAATAAATAAAGCCGTAGCATAGACGTGTAATTAACCGGCACACTATCCCATTTATCTTCCCCATTAGGCCCTAAAAATTTAACAAAATTAATATTAGACCCACGACTCATAGTTAACCTATGCTGTTGATAAGCATCCACCATCTGTTGGGAATCAGGCGTAAAATACTGGGGTAGCTGTTGTAGCATAGGTTGAGCCATTTGTTGTTGTACCATAGGCTGTTGTGGAGGCTGTGCCATTTGTTGCGCGTAATTCGGTTGAGGTTGCATAGGCTGTTGGGGAACCCCATACTGTTGTGGTTGTGGTTGCGTCGTCGGATAACCCGGCTGTGTCTGCATAGGTGGGTACTGAACCACAGGCTGTCCATAATTATTGTTTTGATCGTTCATATTTATCCCTTTCTATAAAGATAATTGACTACCGTCTTCTGTGTTTTGACGGTAAATTGCCATTTTCATAACCTGTAATTTTGATTTCCAAGCGTCTACTACCGCTAAAGTAGAGTTATATGCTTCTTCAGCACGTTCTATTTGCTGGTAACTATCTACATAACCTGGAGAAGTGCGAATTAGCGCGTCTAATTCTTTTTCAGTATGTTTTTCACCGTCATTACGATAATGCAAATAAATAGTAGCTTTCCAAATCCTATATTCACGTTCCTTAATTTCTAATACTCGTTTTGCTTGGGAAGCTAACCTACCCCAATAAGCGATCCTACCATTAACCGTTTGTACCTGTCCACGTAAATCACTATCAGATAACAATAAATTATCAACTACTTCTTTACCCGTAACATTATACCACGGTTGACAAGTACCATCCGTATTAATTTGGTAAATATTAAAACTGGCTATGTTCTGTAATCTTTGTATTATGGCGTCCATTTAAAATCCCACCAATTCTTTCTTTTCAGACCAATTAGTTATTGTGTACTCTCCATCTACAATTATAGGTATTGGGCTAAACTCCGCGTAGTTTTCCATTTCGTACTTCACCATTCTACAAAATTCAACCATTACCTCAACACGGCAATCATACTGCACTTCATCATGAATAGTGCACACTGGTAAAACACTATCTTGTAAACCCAATTCATTTACACCCCTATCAATCCTAACCAAAGACTCTTTAGTTAACTCCCCCGCACCCCCCTGGATAAAGCTAGCAAACGCTTGTCGTTCCGCCCGACCCCGTAATTTAAAATCATCACTATTAATATTAGCTACCCTACGGGGCCTACCAAATAAATTTAAAAACGTACCATTAGTACTACGTATGTAATTAAAAAATTGAGCTTTGAAGCTAGATATACCAGAATACCGTTCAAAAAACTTATCTAAATGAGCTTTTGCCTCCTCAATAGGCAAACCAGCCTGAACTGCAAATAGAAACTCAGTCATTCCGTAAGAAAGGCCAAAATTAATAATTTTAGAAAGTCCACGCTTAGACTTCTCTTTAGTACCAAACACCTCTAAAGACGTTCTATTATGAATATCCTCCCCAGCCAGATAAGCTTTTACCATAACCTCATCTTGAGAATGAAACGCCAACACCCTTAGCTCGACCTGAGAATAGTCAAAATAAAGTCTTACCCAGCCTTCACCCCGATTTATATAAGCCCTACGTATAGACCAAGGATCCACGCCACCATTCTCTAATTTTTTACCAGTATATTTAACCGCCCTATCATCACTATCTGATGCCTGGTTCTGCAAATTAGGATTTCTACAACTCAACCTTGAGGCAATAGTGCCTACTTGTTGAAAATCGCAATGCAAAACATTATTATCGTCCAAACGCTCGATTATGGAATTAGTATAAGTAGTTTCTAACTTCTCTGCTTCCCTCCATTCAGCCATCAAACTAATCGATGGATGACAAGTCACAAACGAATCCAAAACCTCTTTATCAACCGCTAACGCACCACCCTTAGTTTTCTTGGTTAAGACTAACCCTAAATAGTTAATCAAATAATTTCGTACGTCATCATCAGACGCTAAATTTATTTGAGGCATACCTAAGGCATTAAATAGCTGACCTTCTATATTATTTTTATAAATCTGTAACTGGTTTTTAAGTGATTCCAAGTACTCTACGTCAATGGGCATACCATTTTCTTCCATGTCGCACAGTACACTCAATAAATTCATTTCTGTGTTAAATACTCGTTCGTAATTACTAGATACCCCCATCTGCTCATAAAACCAAAATAACTTAGTAGTGAACTCTACGTCAAAACAAGCGTACACCCCACATAAATCAATAGGCAAATGGGAATACCCATACTGATATAAATAATCCGCCTTTTTCATACAGTTTAGTTTAGCTAATGAATCAATTTTTTCCTTTACAATGTCTTCGTATAACTGAGCATCCACAATCCATAAATCAGTAACCGCACGATCCTTTAAAGCCGCTGTTTTATTTTCATCAAATAGCCTTGCCGCTATCATAGTATCGTACCTAGGGCCATTAATTTTCCAGGCTTCCCTTCTACACATATGCTCGTCAAATTTAAAGTTGTGTGCAATTTTTAACCTAGAATCCAATAATAAAGTCTTTATCCCCAAATCTATATCAGAAAACCCTAATTGGTGCTCTCCGGTTCTATGTCTAATAGGTACGTAAAAACATTTTAAAACGTTATTTGCATAACCAGCTAACGCAATTCCACAAATCTTAGCGTGCCTATACCAAGCAGTTCCGGAAGTCTCTGTATCAAACGTAATAAAAGGCGATAATCCCAAAAAATTAAGCATTCTTTGGAATTGGTCAGCATTGCGTATTATTTCCTTAGTTCCCAAATCCTTAGGCAATCTTAAAAATGGTGAGTACTGAAAAACCATCGACCCTTTTAATTCCTGTATTGGTCTTTCAGTCTAAACGTAACCCTAAACTCATTATTCTGGGAATCCAAATAAAAAGAATTAACTTGATCCACTATTGAAAGTATTCTTTCAACCGAAAGAATCGGGGACCTGACCAATTCGGGCGTTTTATCGTGTTGACCATTTTCGCCGTTCTGGTTATCCTCATTTGCTCTCCCGCTATCTCCTGTACTAACGAATACAGGGTTGGATACTTCTGGTTCCGGTAATGGTAGTACCCCACTCTCACTGTTACTAGGTGAGTCTCCCCCTCCCACACTCGCCTTAAGATCATTCCCGGTAACAGCTTCGCTATTAACGGGTTCTTTCGTTCTCTCAACCACCTTTGCTTCCACTGATTGTTGTTTTGCTGCCAATTTTTTTTCAGAGATATCACCATACCCATCACAAATAGGACATTCAGCACCATTGATATACCCAGCACCATCACATTCCGGACACTCTACCAAATCCTTAGCCTTACGTCCCCTACGGGCTTTAGGTGCTTTGATCACTTCCGTCTCCTTTAATTCTATAGCCGTAGAATCATCATCCGTCATAATTTCATTCAATGTATTAACCGCTTCCGTAACCGATTCTGGAGACACGCTTAGCGCCTTCCCAATTTCTTCAACCGACTTCCCGGTATTACCCTCTCCCTCAAAATACTTCCGCAAAGTACCATTCACAAAACGGTCTTTACACTGCGCGTTTCCAGCACAATTAATACAATCAACTTCTTTCAAACCATCCCACCCTGTACCAAAACAAGGGGACTCAAACTGTGGATCCGTCATTTACTTTCCTCCTAGTAATCTTTTGCATTTTTGCTTTATTTTTCGTATTTTACGATAAAACGTCGTAGTTTTACCGTACTCGTTAAATACCCAATCCATTAAACTCACCCATTCTTGTTGACTTAACCCTTCTTGTAGTACTCTAACTGCGTCTCTAGCCTCTAAATACTCTTGTTGAGAAGACCTATACATAGGTAATACGTAAAAACTTTTACGTCGTTTATTTTGTTTCCATAAATCTATTCTTAAATTGTGTAAGGCGCTCCTCTCATAATTTTGACCACTACCGGCTACCTGGTAGGTTTTTAACGCTAATATATTTGTATAATCAGCATAGCTATTTCCCAAATAATCGACCTGACTATAAATCAAAACATCTCCAAAATTAAAGAAAACATTTGATAATATAGCCAATCCCTAAAACTATAAACGGTTGCACTAAAACAATCCAACCATTTTTCCTTTCATGGTCTTTATACTCATGATGAGTTTGACTAGTTAAAAAAGACACCAACAAAGCTATACCCATAGCGGTTACTATCCCCAATTCAGGGGTATGGAAAACCGGAACAATAAACCACCCCCATAATTTATAAAAAACAAAACCATTTAAAATAGACATCCCTACAGCAAGAGCACATATTCCCAAAACTACTATTACCACGCTAAGTATACCCATTACATTACCTCCTTTTATAAAGATCTAACCCTAGTATTAACACATTTTAACTTAATTGCAACTTTTTTATTGCAAAACTATCATAATCGCTGTTACCTTTTTTAACATAATTATAACAATTAGTTAGAACAGCCTATCCACAAACTTACGGAATTCAGAACCAACATTTTTAGGTAAAATACCCCTTTTTCTGTCTAAAAATGTTTGAGCAATAGCAACCATCAAACTAATTGATATAGTATAAAACGCATTTTTAGAAATACCTAAAAGGCTAGACAGTTCTCTGACTTCTTCACCTAAAAATTCGGTTAACCGAATATCGGTCTTAACACGATCATCCATTTACCACTCCCTTATAAAATCCCTAAACTAGAAACCTTACTTGACCTAATTGACTGCGCCTGAAAACGGTTCAACTCTGCCCTACTATAATCAGCTGGATCCCCCTCCGGCAAAAATACTACACGTACGTCAAACATACCGCTTAACCTAGGCACTGCCTGTAAAATCTCTGGTACTGCCCCTGAAGGCTCTACTTCAGTAGGACCATCCCACATTAAAGTAAGTGACCTAACACCTGCATGGTATATCTTTAGCATTTGCTGTTCAGTAATGTGCTTCCCCCAAGTACATATCGCCTGGGGACCAACATGAATAGCGTCAATAGGGCCTTCAGTTATAACCACACGAGGCCATCTAGCAGCCTGTTCTAGATTAAACACCGTAGCCTCTGCCCCCACCATACCATCCAATTTAGGGGGATTTAACGACTTAATAAACACCTCCCCAGGTTGGGGATCCCACATAGCTCTTCCTTGATAAAAAACTAATTTATTTTGCTCATACACTGGAAATATCAAACGATTCCTGTACTTCCCATTATCACAAAAAAATAAACCAAAAGCCTGTACATCTTCTAATGTTATACCACGCTGTTCACAGTATGGCAATATGCCGGTTATCTTTTTTGCATAAGGTGGATACTGTATTTCGGTAATACCTTCTTTTTTAGTATTAGGATTAAGCGCCTTTATATTAACCGAAATATTGTCTTTAACAAAACTACGCGCTTCCCCGTATTTCCACCCCTCTAGTAAAGCCACCAACGAAACTAAATTACCCGCACCCTTTACCGGGACCTTCCTACCTATATTATTCCGTTTATACTCCTGGCAAATCCAACAATGCCATACCTGTTTTTCCATATTGACCGCTAGTCTATCCCGACCACAAACAGGACAAACCATTACCCACTCCCTTGAATTACAGGAAACAGGGTTAAATTTATTCAAATATGTTTCTAGGTTAAACATATCATCACAACAATCTCAATCGATTATTATTAGTTATTTCAACCAATTCCCATTCAAACTCACCAAAAGGTGGAATTTTATGTAACTGTAACTCATACTCTTCACCATCGTTTGGTTGATGAGGATACCTCATACATAAATTGTCAATGAACCCGTAATAAGACTCAATAGTTTCTTCAAACCTGTTACACGTCCCACATCCAGGACATGATTTTCTTTTAAGCGGGGTAAACGTATTCCTAATTTCAATTACGCCTTTTGCATTAATAAATTCATTCCGTCTATACCGATATCTACGACCCTTACAACACAGTGGATTCAATTTTTTAGTTTTCATCTTACTTCATCCTACTACAGAGGAGCCTTCACCTGTTGTAACCCATGTTTATAACCCAGTTGAATAGGCTGTCTGGCATTAACCGGCTGCTGCCCTCTTAACCCCTTAATCGTCATTTTAGCAAAATCAGCGTAAACCGGAATCACTACACCACATTCATTGTCTCTATATAAATCAGCAAACAACCTAGCTTGCTTAGCCTCTTTCTCTTCTTTCGTCTGATTTATCGATCCTATAAAATCAACTTTCTGTATCTTTGCATAACAATCCGCCACATTTCGAAAACTCAATACAGAAGCGTCAGTATCTAAATCTGATTTAGGCCGTTGTGCCTGGGAAGCCGTCCAAATAGCATAGCCCTTACCCGCTAACGTTTTAATATCCTGAAAGGCCGCCCGCTGCTTAGCCTCTTCAGAAGAGTACTTACCGCGACCATTCAATAAATCACCATAATCAATTATCACTAATTGGGGTTCCCAATTATCCAACCGTTTTAGTTCTCGTATTTCATTATATAGGTCTTCAATAGTATAATCCCATCGTTCAGTAAACCCACGAATAACCAAACGCTTTCGAAACATACTGTACTCTTTTAAAAGGTTTTTATATACATTAGCCGTCATAGACCCGGTTTTCACAAGCGAATAATCTTCTTGGGCAAAAATAGTATCATACCTATTGGCCACCAAAGACCTAGAACCCTCTAGAGGAAAATGAATAACATTCTTTAAACATCTTCTTACCGCCTGGACACCATGGTTAATCAGCAAAGTAGTTTTACCACGCTTTGCATAAGCTAACCAATCCCCTACTTCCCCTAGACTCAAGCCACCACCAAGCACTTTATCTAGCTCAGCTATACCCGTACTTATAGACTCTGAATTAGGATCATCACTCAATCGATCAGACATACGCTGATTAAAATTTTCAAAAAACCATTCCCTGTCGTCCACTTCCCAAGTAGTTTTAGATATGCTTTCTAACGCACGCATCATTACGTCATACGCATCAATAATCAATCCACCGTCGTATTTGTCCTTACTGTCCCTATAAGCTTCTACAAATATATTGCGTTTAATGAAATCAATAGTTTTATCTTTCAACCACTCAACTGACGACAAGTCAGCTTCTTGTACACCTTCTAAAGTAATCCTATATATTTCCCTAACAGTTGGGTCTAAATTCTTGGTTTCCTCCAATATAATACGTAAATTCGGCACTGCATTATAAGATCCTTTGTACTCCAACAAATAATTATACGCCCAAATCAAAGCATCATTTTCAAAATAACTAGTCTGTAAATGTGGTATTACTAAAGATGCAAAACTAGGGTCTTTAGTAATCAGCAAAAACAAACTTCTTTGAAAATCAAGCCCAAATGGAAATTGATTAAAGTTAATCGGTACTCTATTCAATCGAGTAACCTGCTGTTATCACCAAATACAAAGTCAAACGCATGTTTTATATTGTCTTCTATGAGAAAATCCACGGGAGTACCCCCGTCCTTTAACTCAAAGTAACTATATACCCTAGGAGTCCTACCAATCCTATAATAATTTTTTACGTATAAATAAGTAATAGTGGAACTAGACATAGGATCTGGTTCACATTTTTCGAAAAATACCCTCCCCGAATCCCCTTTCCTACCAATAACCTCTACTATAGCCTGATCATAGTCTACCCATTGCCATTGGCCATTTAAGGAGCCACCAAAAAAACGAACATTTATTTTATGCTTACCTTCCTTCATTTTACTAGCCCGTCCTCAACTTCATTACTTCAAATCCTACCAAATCCAATAACTTATTACTACACTGATACCAATCCCCACAAACTTTGCATACACTACTTTTAGGATGATACCCGTAAGTTTCTTTTTCCATAAATTTCATACATAATAGACCCCCACCTTTTAGTACTAACTCACGTTTACGTTGTTCCACCGAAGTTACTATATCCATATTTGGGTCAAACCCAGTCTTAGTTTTAACATCTTCCGTAATATACTTATTGTAAAAATCATAATTCTTTACTTTATAAAATTTAGGCAAATGCTTTTCTGAACAAAGGTGAGATTCCTCCAACTTAGGAGCAAACCGCCAACACCTAACCACGAATAATGTATAAAGCCATTGACGAACAGGTACTTTTTTAACCATACACCAATCCATCATTTTTAAAAATAAATCATGCCTAACTTTATTGTATTTCAAATCCTTAATATAAGGTTTGTCTTTTTTTAATTGCCTAATATTAGAAGTGTTATTCCTATAAAAAGCATAGTCGTTAAATAGCTGTTCTGGTGTCATTATTCTAGCTTCCAAGCGGAATCTATATTAGTTAACTGATTTATCAAATAACGTATCGCCAAGTCTAGCTCACTTACAGATAACACCTCCTCATGCATTATATCTACAAAACAATCTGTACCGTCTATAGGGTTTTTCTCTCTAGCTTTATCCCCAGTAGGAATACCCCTACGGTACTCCCTATAACAGTTAAGCATTGACTGCAACAATTGTATCCCTTCTGGAAAAGGTAAAGAGTCCACCAAATGCACTGAATCCAAAACTAAATACTTCCTACCAGAATCTACCAACCAACGTTTCAAATGCTCCTTATCCTTTAATGCTACATTCTCCAAAGCTTTTGCTACTTCCTCTCGTGTTAATTTATTCTTCATTTTAAATTAGTACTCCCCTATTTCTTTATCCACAAATCCATCCAAAAACAATCCACATTCCTCTAAATGGTATTTCCACTCTTTTTTCTTTACACTATGCCAGTACCCCAACACCCCATTTTTACGCCGATACCGCCAATCCTTTGAATCTTCGGAGACTACAAACATTGCGTCTTTTGCTTCTTGGAACGAGGTAATACTAGCTCTAAAATCTTTATACCTTATCCCACACTTAGGGCATTTCTCATTATTACCGCTATACCGCGACACATTACCTACAAGCCCATACCATAACACAAAAAACAACAGCAGTAATCAATATTTGTATTGTTTCCTGGTCCATTACCTCGCCTTTTGTGTATCCCGCCACTTAGCTAACGCCTCCAACCCTGCTGTGTGTGTAGGGCCTGCACGCTTTCT